GTTTTATTGCCAGCCCCTGTGGGGACGCTATTTGGGTCTATTTGTCGTTCAGGCGTGGCACCGACAGTTCTATTTTGTATGGCAAAAAACGCGTCGCTAAAAGATTTTTTTGTGTCGGGCGATACTGCCTTACCGTACCCTGGTGCTAACTTGATCGCTAACCCTAAATATACAGCTTCCACAGCAAAAACCGGAACACCAGAATCGCTATACATATCGGAGTCTATCTGTTGATAAGGAAATGGGTACCTTAGCCTTAGACCCATCGCTTCCCACGTTCCTATCATAGCGTCCAGTTTTCTAGTGGCATTTTCGAATTCAGACGACGTGATGTCGAACTGATATGACGCTATTCCTATCTCATCAAACGCTTGGTCAATTATTTGTTTTTTGGTCCACGCCATGCAGTTTTATACTCCAGATGGTAAGCGGCTCACGCCGCTCAGTTATGTTTTAACAGCTGCGTTTTCCGTTTTTAGTTTTTTCGGTAGCTCTTTTACGCACACCCTGCGGCTTGTTTTTTTTCATCATAGAATTGGCTGGTGGAGTCACCATTATAACAGCAGGTCCGCCGAGTGGTCCGTCGGTCATTGTTTTTTTCTTCATGATATTCTCATTATCTGCCAACTATCCGCTGCTGTGTTACGTAACGCAAAGCGAGCTGTACTAGCAGCTGCAGCAGCGCTATAAGCTGAGACAATAAGATTACCAATGCTAGTACCCCAGCCGGTAGCACCCGCAGCCAACGTAATAGTGTATGCCGCGTCGGTCGCTGCATTATTGATTGTAAAATCGATTGCGGTATCTGCTGCTGAGTCTAGGTTCAACCCAATTGCCTCTAATCCTGCCGACAATTCAGCACCAGTGGGCAACGTGTAGACAGCTGCTGCGGTAGGAGTGCCTGCGATGTAACCTGTTAGGATATTGGCCACTGTAAGTGTGACGGTGTCAGTTTTAGCTACGCTTGCTGGTTGACGTCGCATATAGTGCTGGTTAACACCTGCGACGTAAGGAACAGCGGATGGAGCTGTGCCAATTTCATATCTGGCCAACGCTTCGCTGTTGCGTAGTATTACGGTTTTTACAGCACTATACGTTCCTAGGACCGCATAATCGTCAACTGTGGCAAGCAGTTTCTCAGACGTTGGCATGTCTGGGTATCCTACGACCTCATACACTTCTACTTTTCCACTATCCACGGAGATAGCTAATTTCTCTCCTACAGGAATAGAAGTTTCTACTTCGCCCCAAGGATAAAGACAAGACGTGCTCATGCTTGTGACCTGCTAAGTTTGTGAGAACAAAATAATGCCAGCCATTTCTGGCTGTAGACATACTATACCAAATCGAATATCCCAGCGATACAAGTTCTGCTTGGTCTTCATATCGTGAAATTTCTCGGTTACTATCTCTATCCCAGACTCAGTAGTGGCCCGCGATACCATGGACCCTGCATTGCTTGGGGTAGCGTAACGACCAGGCAGTATTTCAAAAGCATCTCCATGCCAAAATGGGTTGGCATTTGCTGTTACAGTGTTTAAAAATACTATTGCAGCGGAAGCTGACTTAGAAGTCAATACGCAATTTTGGTATTGTTCACTGGAGTCGGATGCCACTTGGTTAGAGATGAGCGGAGGTGATATAACTAAAGTTGTTGATGTTGGCACGCTAACAACACGGAATGTCTTTAGTTGGCCTGTGTTACCTTTGGTTATATGATGAACACTATAACACCCAGCGATTGTAAAGCAGTCGCCAGCAGCTACATTAGTAGTAGAACTAATAGTTACTGTCTGATATCTGTTATCGACATTGCTACGTTCGCCAGTGCTGGCAGTACGGTGTGATACTGGTACATGGTAGTTACCAGCAGCATTAGTTGTGTTGATTGTCAAAGCACCGCCACCAGCAGCAGCGGTCAATCTATCAGCATAATCTAATTTATATGTTTCAAAGCCACTGATAGTTCCTACGTACGCTTTTTCATAAGCAGTTGTGGGTTTACCAGTCATCGTCTGACGGCCAGCCAGGTTTGATGCCATGTTATTATAATCGCGAGAGCAAAGACCTAGATAGCGCTCACCGTGCATGATTCCCTGTTCATTGAATAAAGCATCTATCTGGGCTACGTCATCAAAACCAGAGGCGGCAGCAGTCCGTTTAATGACCTGTGTGCCTTGCATAACAGCCACCGTTGTGGCAGCGACATTAATATCGCTTGCAAGTTTTTGCACCTTCGACACGCCCAACCGTCGCTCTTGTAACGCATTCCGTAATTCCAAATCAGTAAGAGTCAACGTGGCATGTTTTTCGTAGCTGATTGTTGCTGGCACCAACAACTCAGTAGACGACTTAAAGTTAGCTGTTGCATCCGTGCCGTCGTATGACGAACTAATATAGCTCATCGGCCTCCAAATAACGTCGCCAGTCCTTTCCATGACTGCTTGGTCTACGTTATGCTTTTTAAATATTTTGGATAACACCTGCGCATCCTCGAAAGCCTCGAGAACGGATTCCTGCATGATTATCTCTTCTTTGCCAAAATTATTAGCCATTTTTTATGCCCTCTTTAAATTTCTTTTATACCTTAACAACTCGGTCATGTCACCCGTGCGTTCTGCTTCGGTACGCAAGCGGTCGAGGTGTGCGTCTTTTCTGGCTACCTTCCCACCCACGCCACCAGATACACGCCTCTCTGGTGGGGGTGCCTCGGATGATTTTTGTTTGTTTGCCATCTCTAGCTTGATAATTTCTTTTGTGAATACTAATGGATCTTTTATTTTTGCTAACTTTTCTCTAATCTTTGTATTCTTTCCTAGATTATAAACTATTCTAGCAGGGGCATCAAGCAC